CGCCACCTCAAACTCAGCGTCGCTGAGATTGTCGAAGTCCTTGAACCGGCCCCCGGCGAGGATCACGAACAGGTTCCCCTCGTTGTGCATCTTGCGGGCTGTCTGTTGCGGTTCCGGCTCGCCTTCTGCACTGAAGGCGTCCTCCATCACGTCATGATCTCCATAGGGTTCGCTCATGGTCTGCCAGCGTATGCGATCTCGTGGGGGGAGGTGGGACATTCGCAAGTTGCAAAGTATTCGGTTTCTTTGATAGGGTGGGCATATGGAGATATCAATGGCCGATCTGGTGCAAATGGGCAAGAGCGCCTTCGATGCGATCAACAGAGCGGGGCAGTTCTTCTTCCCCAAGATCGCTGTGGGTCGTGTCAAGGAGGACAGCAAGGTCGAGATCGCCCAGTACGAGAGCGAGTTTGAGCAGTTCCAGGTGGTGATGCGGACGATCGCCATCCATGGTGGCCCCATCGACTGGATCGCCCACACCGCTGACACCTATCAGTTCATGGCCGACCTGCACAGCCCTGCTGACGCAGCGACGACCAACCGCATCCACCGCGGCGAGGTGACGGTCACCGAACTGTTTGAGGAAGGCCACCCGCGAGCGACCGAGGCTCTGACGATCGTCAAGATCAACCGCTTCGGCTTCACCGACTCGGCCATCGTCCCATACACCCGGCCCAGCGCTGTCAAGGTGCAGTGGGGGATGCTCCAGCAGCGGGACACTGTGGCGGCGATCCAAGGTCGGTACATTGATGCCATGCGCGATGCGATCGCCCTCTCCTTGACGATGGTATGACAACACCCGAGGGTGACGATCTCCTGCAGGTCATTCGGCAGTACACCCGCGGCCGTGTTCACCCCTCACACGAGGAAGCTGTTGTCGAGGTCGTCGCTCAGGTGCTGGTGACGATGATGTCCGAGCCACGCTTCTACAACCATCTGCGGGTCGTCATCGACCTGCAGCGCCGGGTGTACGCGTTGGAGACTGCGATACGGCACTATCAGACGAAGGCGACACCGCCACGCCGAACCGCTCCTGTCAAGAAGGCCGTGAAGAAGGCCCCGGCTGTGCGCAAGGTCAGCAAGAAGCCGCCGCCGCAGAACGTCAAGCAGTTTCGTCGGGGTGCTCAGGGGAAGTAGCCCGAGCCTCGTAGCGCTGGCGGATCGCTGTCAGCCGGTCCTGAATCTCCTCCGGGTCCAAGTCGTCAAGCTCGTCCTGCAACTGCTGCGCCTCTCGGGACATGTCGCGCATCGATCGCCCCAGGGCGATGGCTACATCCGGCGTCATCGCCACCCCGTAGGCATTGCCCTCGGGAGTGCCGACCATGATCACTATCACCACGTCGTTCTCGGCGTCCACGGTGATACCGAGAGCCGCCGCGACGCCTTGCTGGAGTTCCGTCATGCGCTAGTTTCTACTCCATGGCAACCGGCAAGATCGCCAAGGTCCCGAGTGTTCAGTCGAAGACCCGCAAGAAGGTTCACGCTGGCGAGTACATCCACGACGAGGTGTACTCCGGTGGTCGCCACGATCTCACCGAGTGGATCGAGACGCCGAAGTCGAGCCGGGTGTCGGGCTTCCGCTACGACCACGCCAACAGCGCTCTCCAGGTGACCTGGCGCAACAACTCCAACCACGGCTACATCTACCTGGGGGTGCCCTACGAGCGATACCGGTCTTTCGCACGCGCCGCTTCCAAGGGCCGCTATGTCAACACGATCGACAAGGAGTTTGAGTACCGGCTGATGGACCCCGATGAGGTGCAAGCCGCCAGCAACCCCGAGCGCCCTGGTATCACGTCAAGGGTGCGTGGATGATCCGAGTGCGGGGCATCCCCATCTATTGGGGGGTCGAGACAGAGGCGGTGGACAAGCGCTTCTTGGTGTACTCGGTCCTCCACGAGGCCAGCCCCCCGTTCCGGCATTCCACCTACGGCATCCGCATCCGCATCTCGCCGTGGCACTATCTCCACGTTGGCAAGTACCTGTACGACAAGAACCTGCGCCTGTACGGCATGCACATCCAAGCCTTTGAGATCAGCACCTGGGGGTTCCACGATGAGGAGAAGGAAGGGGCCAAGCCCATCCCCGTCGAATCGGTTCAGCCGGTGGAGCGAGAACGACCTGATCAACTGCATCGAAGCGTCGATGCAGAGGACGGGGGAACTCTTCCGTGGACTATCACAACCGCAACTGGACAATGCGTGGGTCCTCGCGGAAATGGAGACGAACGCTGAGACAGCGTTGCTGGCCATCCAAGCGCTGCAGCAGAGAGTTGCCGCTGCGCAAAGTCTTTGATACCCTTTGTGCATGTCAGACTACGAACAGTTGACCTTAGACCTGGAGTATCCCGTGTACGACCACTACACCATCGAGTTGCGCAAGGGCGAGGTCGGCAACATGGACGTGTTGCGCACGCACAGCGTGACTCGTCTCGATGACGCCATCAACCTCATCGAAGGTCTGCGTGACTCTGCCCTGCAGCGTGATGGCGTGGCCTGGCAGCACGATGAGGTCACCGAAGACGGCACCCTCTACGGCCTCGCGCCGGGTGGGGTCGTGTTCATGATCAGCGTCGTGCCGCCCCTGTCCACTTCTCTGCTGGTATGACCCTCAACACCGGCATCCCCAATGCCTCCAGCACCCGCGAAGATAAGCGGGTGGAACTGCGAGAGCGCATGGATCGTGCCCGACTGTTGGTCGATGCCTACACGGCACTGGCCAACGAGATCGACGTGCTCTCGGCATCCAGCGCCAGCTTCGTGCCGATCTGGAACGAGGTATCACACCGGCTCCGCAAGGACGCCACCATGGCGCAGCGCGAGCACGACAAGGCCCAGGAACGGCTGATGACGCTCAACAACGCCGATGTCTCTGCCGAGCGCTGGACGCCGAAGCGCAGCCATGAAGGCGAGTGACGAGCTACTGGACCCGTTCGTCCAGGCCCGGTCCTGGGTCAGGTCGCAGTTCCGTGAGGCCCGAGCACGAGCGCTCGTGTGGGAGCCGCGCCCCTGTCCCCCCAATCCCCTCTTTGAGGCCATTCACGAATGCGGGTGTTTCCCCCATGAGCACAACTGACATCGAACTACGCATCACCGCTCTGGAGCAACGCATGGACTCCATGGAGAAGGGACGCAGCGGACGCCGCGGCAAACCGATCCTGGTGTCCATCGAAGGCGTCTGCGGCGTGGACCCCTCCCGAGAGTCGAACACCTGCCCCGACGCCAGCCTCTACCGGCGACAGAAGGGCTGCCAGGGCATCGCCTGCATGAGCAAGGCGGCTGAGTACTACCAGGGCTACCGTGCCACGCAGGTCAAGGTGAGGAAGCGCAAGAAGAAGTGATCAAGTGCGAGCGCTGTGGCGGCGGCGTGAAGTCCATCAAGATGATGGAAGTCCACCTGACCACCTGTCCCTCTCCGATACCTCGCTATCAGAAGAAGGTCAAGCTCGCGCCCCCCGCCCTCGTGCCGCCGCCGACCCCCACCCTTGTGGCCCCTGAGCCACCAGTCCGGAAACGAATCATCAAACGGCAGTAGTGTCACACCCGATGCCGATGGAGATCATCGACCTTGGGTACGGCCCGACAGAAGACGAGGCCGAGGAACTACGTCTGGAGGATGAGGCCGAGGCGGCGGAAGAGGCTGCCTTCCAGGAGGAAGAAGAGGGCTTCGTCCTCCTTGACGAAGAGATGGCGGGCTTCGTTGACGAACTCGTCAAGCGGGTGATCATCTTCGCGGAGGAACTGTGGGGCCAGAAGTTCTACCCCTACCAGCGAGCGATGTCGTATCGCATCGTTGAGTCGATGGTATTACAAGATGCCGAGGAGATCACCGGGCTGTTGGCCCGCCAGAGCGGCAAGTCCGAGGTGGTTGCTACCACCCTGGCGGGATGCATGATCCTATTCCCGATCCTCGCCAAGACCTACCCGATCATGGAGCGCTTCCGCTTCGGCCTATGGGTAGGGTTGTTCGCTCCGGTAGATGAGCAGTCCGATCTCGTCTACCGGCGCATCATCGACCGTCTCACCAGCGAGCGTGCTCAGCACCTGCTCAAGGACCCCGAGATCAGCCAGGAGTTGACCGCCAAGTCGAAGGTCCTCCGGCTCTCCAACGGCAGCATGTGCCGTCGCCAGACCGCCAACCCACGAGCGAAGATCGAAGGCTCGACGTACCACGTCATCGTCATCGATGAGGCCCAGGACGCCGACACCGGCGTGGTGCGCAAGTCGATCCACCCGATGCTCGCCGCCACCGGTGGCTCGATCATCAAGATCGGCACGCCTGGCTTCAACAAGGGCGACTTCTACAACGCGATCGGGCTGAATAAGCGGCGGGCGCGAGGCAACCGGTCGTATCACTTTGAGTACGACTACAAGGTCGTCAGCAAGTACAACAAGGCGTACGCCAAGTTCGTCCAGAAGGAGAAGCTGCGTCTCGGTGAGGACTCCGAAGAGTTCCAGATGAGCTACGCGCTGCGCTGGATGCTCGACCGAGGCATGTTGATCACCGAGGACGACCTCGACTACCTCGCTGACAAGACGATGCCGCTCGTCCGTGCCTGGCACCGTACCCCCTGTGTCGTCGGCATCGACCCGGCGCGCGTCCGTGACTCCACCGTCGTCACCGTGATGTGGGTGGACTGGGACCACCCGGACCCCGCTGGCTACCGCGAGCATCGCATCCTCAACTGGCTGGAAATCCACAACACGGCCTGGGAGGAGCAGTATTTCGAGATCATGGACTTCTTGGAGCCGTACAACATCAGCCACGTCGCCGTCGATGGCCAGGGCATGGGTTCCGCCGTCGCTGACCGCATGCAGCGTCTGCTCGGCTCTCGCTGTGAAGTCATAGCCCACAACTCCGACGCCAAGACCCAGAGCGAGCGGTGGAAGCACCTGATCCAACTCATCCAGCGCCAGATGATCCTCTACCCCGGCCACTCCAAGGCACGTCGTACCAGGGTATGGCGTAGGTTCCGCCAGCAGATGGCTGACGCCGAGAAGGTGATGAAGGGGCAGTATCTCCTCATCGAGGCTCCCCACGAGCGGGAGGCCCACGACGACTACGTGGACTCGGCAGCGTTGGCCTGTGCCTGCACGCTGCTCGATTCGGTGCCTCGCGTGGAGGTCATCGACAGCCCCTTCTACCGATGATCTCCCCTGGTCAGTCGATATGGGTCTATGCTCAGGCCATATCCGCCTATCAGGAGGGCTGCAATGTCATACCGTCCCGAGTCCGGCTACGAGCATGTGATGGCGGTCAACACTGCTCGTCGTGGGCCGTTGCGCTTTGAAGAAGGCGTCGCGACCGACACGGACATTCCCAACGACTTCGGTCAAGGTGCCTACGGCGATGGTGGCGGCGATGGCCGCGGTCGTCCGTTCACACCGATCAAGGACCCCGGCCAGACGATGCGTGAGCGTGCGCACGTCGGCAGCGCCTCGTGGATCGAAGCTCCCACGATGCTCTCCGATTTCGTCATCGGTGCTGGGGCAGGCCAGGGCCTTCCCTCATTCGAGATGGAGTTGGGCAGCGAGCGCCGCCTGATCCGCATCTCAC